ACAAATTCTTTATATGAAGCATTAACAAAAGGTGGTGAAAAAAGACAAATATACAGGTCAATGCCTGGAATGCCAACTAAAGAAAGAAAACAAGATATGCTTATTGCATTATTAAGTACATTAGCAGCAAATCCTAGTTTTTCTGATACTGTTAATGTTGATAATAGAAAATCAATTATGAAAGAACTTAATTTATCTGGTCAGCCTATGAGATATTTAAAAAGTTTAATGATGGATAAATAGTTGAAAGAGAGATGAATTATGGATAAATGGGCATCGGAGATACCTGTAAAGGACGCAAGAAGTAGAGCAAAGTTTAAAGAAGGAGGTAAAACTCCTGCATGGCAACGTAAAGAAGGAAAAGACCCAAGTGGCGGTTTAAATAAAAAAGGCGTTGAATCATATAGAAGAGCTAACCCTGGCTCTAAATTACAAACCGCTGTAACAACAAAACCCTCAAAATTAAAAAAAGGTAGTAAAGCTGCAAAAAGAAGAAAATCATTTTGTGCAAGAATGAAAGGTATGAGAAAAAGACAAAAGCCCAGTAATAATACTGGTAAAGATAGATTGTCTTTGTCGTTAAAAAAGTGGAACTGCTAATATATGGCAAATCTAAATCTTAACGGTAATGTATCAAACAATGAAAAAGTTCTTGAAATGGCTTACAATGACCTTATTGTATTTGGTAAACTCTTTTCACCACAAGATTATTTAGCATCCGCAACTCCTGATTTTCACAATACTGTCGGTAAAAAACTTTTAGATAGAGATAATCAACAATTGGCTCTTGTATTGCCTCGTGACCACGCAAAGTCAACCTTAGCTGCAACTGCGGTTTTACATCGGTTCTTATTTGCGAATAAAGAAAGCCCAGAATTCATCGCTTGGGTTGGCGAGGCACAAGACCAGGCTATTGATAACCTTAATTGGATTTCTAATCACATATACTCAAATCCTGCAATACATTATTATTTCGGTGACTTACAAGGTGATAAGTGGACTAAGAACGAAATAACATTAACAAATAATTGTAGGATGATTGCAAAGGGAGCAGCACAAAGACTGCGTGGTAAAAAGCAATTATCTACAAGATATACTGGAATTATACTTGATGACTTTGAATCTGAGTTAAATACAAAAACTCCTGAAGCTAGACAACAAATAAAGAATTGGGTAACAGCTGCTGTATATCCAGCTATTGATTTTGATAAAGGTGGGTTTTTATGGTGTAATGGAACTATTGTACATTATGATTCATTTTTAAATGGACTTGTTAGAAATTATAAAGAAGCAATGAACAATGGTGCTGAATACTCTTGGGATTTAATTACATATAAAGCAATACTTGATGATGGTAGTCCATTATGGCCTTCAAGATGGCCTTTAAAAAAATTAGAAGAAAGAAAACAATTTTATATAGATTCTGGTACACCATCTAAATTTTATCAAGAATATATGAACCAAGCTAAATCACCTGAAGACCAAATCTTTAATGAAAACGATATAGTTGAGAATTTATATAGTGGTAGTATTAAATTTGATAATAAAAGAGATTCTTGGTATATAAAGCTTGAAGATGGTACAATTGAGTATGTAAATATTTATATAGGTGTTGACCCTGCTTCAACTCTTAGTAGACGTAATGATTATAGTGTTATTATGGTTATTGGTGTTACTGCTGAGTATGATTACTATATTATTGAATATTGGAGACAAAGAGTATTACCTATGGACTGTGCAGATGAAATATTTAAAATTGCTGAACGATATAGGCCAATCAAAAG